AGATCAACGTGCGTTCATCGCCGATGGCGTGCCAGCGTTGTGTACCCCCGTGGTTTTGTGTCACGGCAGTGATCTGGCTGTATCCAGCGTAACTTTCCGGGCTGGTCACAACATCGGCAATCTGCATCTTAAAGCCCTGCTGCTGATTACCGTCAGACTCCACGATCAGGTACATATCGTCCTGATGGGCTGAATGATTTTTGTACACGGTGCGGCTACTGTCTGGCACCGTCGAGGTCATTTCCTTTGTCCAGCCAAATCCCGGTTTACTGCCGTATCCGGTCACCAAAATCGCATCGAGCACTTCAATGATGGAATTTTTATAAGCGCCATAACCGCCGCTTAAATATTTAAATTCCGGGGCACCTGAATCGTTCCAGCTGTAGTATTGAACCGGCATCAGTCCGCATCCCCCCGAATCTGTAGTGTAAAATCGTCGTTAGTTTCCGTTCCCTGACCTGAAAGGACTGTCCTGCAAATCCAGATAGGTGCAAGGCAACCATCGGTATTAAATCGAATAGCATTCCCTGCTGCCCAGCCAGTTCCCCAACCATCAGCCCGGATAGTGAAGAAGGGCACGCCTGTTTCCGGGTTCAGCGGTGCTACATCAGCAATAATGTTGCCGGTTGCTATGATCCCTAGCTTTTCCTCTACGATCTGGAATGCTGAACCACTGGTGAAAATGATCGCCCACTTGCCATAGATGGCTCCCTTGTTGGTGGTTTCCACCGGATAGTTGATGGTGTTGTATTGGGCTGTTGTCTGGTCGCCGATCCGATGATCTGTCCAGTTCGGGTCGCCGTTGTCCCAAACCTTCTGGCTGAAAAAGTTTTTCACTCTCGCCTGAAGATCGCCATAGACGACTGCACTGCTCACCGTGGTTTCTATTGCAGGCAGGTCCCAAGGCACCGGGGAGATAATGGAGAGGTCGCCGTTGATCTGAACGTCACTTAATACGCTCATATGCTCGACCCGATCCTTAATGGTGAAAGGTGCAGTCAGGGGATTACTGCCAGCATCAATCAGGCTCAACGGATCGGCAAAGGTAACGGTTCCAGCCTCTCTATCGACGGTGTATTGATCGCTGGCCAGTGGAGCCCCGCTGCTGTCTTCCACGACAATGTCTGCCTGATGGTCACGAGCCAGGTTGATCACCTGATCGGCCGTTGGTGTGCCAGCATCTGTGTTGGAGGTGTGGCTGATGACCACAATATCCCCGGCACGATAGATGGGCACCTTGCCATCGGGAGGGAGGCGAACCGGATCGAGCCCGATCAATTCCGCATCGAGCGGCAGGCTGGTTTCCACCACGCAGTTATAACGAACACTCTGCGGGATAACGTAGATTGGCTTCTCTTCAGGAGAGCTGCCGTCGATAAACTGAAGCTCACACCAGCCTGTGGTTACGTCTATTTTACCGGCCACTTCTGCGGTGTTGAACTCGCCATTAAAATCCGCTGTGGCCGTGATAATGTCCCCGTTATCCACCCGAACCGCCGTTAGCTGCAAACTGCCCTGACGGATCGGGGCACCGGGCGTTCGGAAGGCGACCGCATCAACCATAAAGCCAACGCCGATGGTCGCCGCTGCTTGAATGCTGGCGGTATTGATCGTTCCTTCCGGGTAGCTGGCCAGTGTCGCCATACCACCGCTGTAGTCAACCCTGCCAACCTGAACCCCGGCATTGGTTTCGGTGCTCAGGTTTTTATAGAGAGAACCGTCCCGGTCAAAATAGGTTTCACCGTTCCATTCAAAGATCACGCTGCCGGGGAGCAGGACGGTATTGTCCATCAAGGGCAACAGATCAATGGTCAGTTCTGGTGAGGTGATATTCTCGTTGTACGGTGCATGGGCGAGGTTGCTCGCCTGTGCAATGGCCGTAATGGTGCTGCCGTTGAAGGTTTGGGTTTTGGCGGTGTTGGTCACGTCCAGCTTTCGGACATAACCATTAAACGTCTGCTTGATGACGTATTCAGGATAGGTGTACTGCTCCAACGCCAGAATGGTAAACGCCCCGGTCTGGTAATCAATGCTGCCTGTCACCCCACGCCAGCCACCCGTTGTATCGTCGCTGATCTGTTTAGCGACGTTCCGGGTGGTTTCATAGGTAGTCCAGTCATCCTCGTTTCTGGTTTCACTCGGCACATTAGACAGCTGCTCAACCAGAAATTGCAGCTGGATAGAACCTGGGAGCAAGGGAGCACCGGGAATGCTGCCGCTCATTACGCCCTGACCATCGACCGAGACAATCACCTCGCCACCGGCACTGGTGCCTTCTTCATAGGTCAGTTGGATCTCGGTGCCGCTGTCGGGCAGGAAATCCAGCTTAAAGCTCAATTCGCCGGGAGCGTAATGAATGGCACCGTTGCCGTCTCCAATCAGCAGGCCGTTACCCTGATCAGTCAGGGTTTTATTCTCACCGGAGGAAACATACGTTGCCGTCATCGAGCCGGGTTTGATGCCGGGTTTTTCGACGGTATGGCGAAAGGTCATATCATTCACAGGCACCGAGCCAGTTCGGATCGTCACCTCATCATCATTCTGCGCCACGTAGCTGAAAACGATGGCACTGTCAGGATCGGGCAGCGCATCGAGGGTGATTGCAGCCGATCCCGTTGCAAAGATAATGGTTCCAGAGCCAGAGCCTTCCATCTGACCAGCGCCGGTATCTCGAATGTCCTGCCATTTTCCGAGAGCGATATAACTGACTACTAGTGTTCCCGGCCTTGGCTTGGCCTCGGCCATATTCAGGGTGTAGTTAAAGCCCCGGTTCTGGTTGGTGATCGGGATAGCCCCGCTGATCGCAGCCCCGGTAATGGCAACGGCTGGCTGATAAGTCGCATTAGCTGTGGCCGTGGTATAGCTGCTCGCTCGCCAAACGTTAATCTCCCCTAGGTCATAATCTACGGTCAATTTGCTGAAATTATTGGTCCCGCTTTTATGGAGCAGATGACCCGCACCGTCATCTTCAAAGGTGCCGCCATCCAACGACAGAGAGAGGGTTTTCGGTAATACGCCACGCTGGACATAGGTTCGGCTCTGGTTGCCGGTAATATGCACAAAACGACAGCTGACCGAACGGGTAGTACCAGCAGTGGCTACCATCGTTTTGCCGGTATAGCCACCATATTGATCGAGCAACGGGCTTTCGACCTTAGCACTCGGCACCAGTGGCGCATAAACGCTCTCGGCCTTAACCGTTAAGTCGCCAGCGGTCACATTGGCACTCAATGGCTGAATGCCGTAATAACGGGAGGTATCGGCTATCTGTGTGCCATAAATGGAACTGGTTTCTTCCTCCGGTTCTCCGGGGACCGGCTGCGCTCCGATAAAGGTTGTCACCAGTGGGGCACTGATCTCCATTTCTACCTTACGCCGGTTAAAGTCCACATACTCTGAACCGTTGTGATAGGTAAACGTCACCACAGAATGATCAACGGCAGTAATACGGATAAACTGGCTCGTTAGCCCATCCGGTGTGGTGAGCTTATAGACCTCGCCAATTTCAGGAACCGCCCATTCCTCACGCTGATAGCCAACAATGGCTCGTTGGCCTTCAAGCTGGTCGCCGACCAGTTCCCAAGATGCTTTAATGCCGGGGACGACATAACTTTCTATTCTGTCTCTGGCATCCAAACGCTCATCGGTCTGACTGTCGGTATTGAACAGCAAGACCGAGACATTCTTATCCTTGGGAGGCTCGGTCAGGATCAAATGACTGCCGAGATAAATGTCATTGTTATCGGTGCTGATCCCAATAAACGCCTTACGCAGGGCAACATCACCAATGGTTCGGTCGATCCGGGATATATCCTGAAAGAGATTATTGACGTTGCCATCAATGACCTCGTTACCAGTCACCCGACCGCCACCGTCTTCTTCATCCGTGAGGCGCTGGCTTTCGAAAAGTTTTACGTCGCTATTGGTAATAGCCATAGCAAATCCTTATGCTTGGTTGACATACTTGGAGAATGAGTTGTGAAAGGGAGGAACTTTTTTTAAAAAGAGGTACTCTTATTCAGCTATTCGACAATTCAATAATTAATTAACTTAAAAAATGTTTAAATCAAATACTTCTACTGGATCAACAAAATTAGATTTATATGTTCTGGACCCAGAAAGATGTCGAGCTACTTCTAAAAATTCTCAATCTTTATTATTAAACAATGGTCGTTCCGTAGAAATAAATGATCCATTTCCATCAGGCCTTCTTTCATCAACATTCCCTCAACAAAACTCAGACTTGATTGATGCCATCTTTTTTTCTAGCGACTGTGTTTTTGACAATGTCAAAGTTGAAACCAACGATTTAAGATCCGTTAAATGGAATCAACTGTATTCATCCAAACCTATTTCATCTACATCTGACAGCTTTGCTTTATCACAATCAAGTGATAGACCTTTCAGATGTCATTTTGATGGGTGCGAAAAGGCTTTCAAAAAAAGATCAGGTTTAAAAACACACTTATTTATCCATAAACCAATATCAAAATACAGATGTAGCTATCCTGAATGCAGCGAGAAAAGTTATTTTCGAGATAAACACCTGCTTGATAGACACACCAGATCAAGACATACAAAAGAAAAACCTTATGAATGTGAATTATGTCATAAAAGCTTTACACGTTTAGATCATGTTAAAAAACATATGCAGACTAAAGCACATCAAAGCTAGTTCTTCTCACTCAAGCTTGATAGTTATTAATCTAACTTTAAGATGGTAATGGTCGCAGTCCTCTGGGTAGGCAAATGGTAAAACCTGCTGTGCCTCAACAGGAGCACCATTCGACCGATCAAAGATAACGGAGAATTGTCGGTTATCTGGGAGCGTCAACGTCATGGTTTTATTGGCTGCTTTGGAGAGAGCAAACAGGCTCTTGACCGTCAACCGGGAGACCCAACCGGCCTCGCCATTGCCAGAGAGAACGATTGGCCTGCCATATAGTAGTTGCCCTTCCTGAACCAGCAAAGCCCCGGTCAGGCTTCGCTCGGTGGTTTGCTCGACGGGGTTCCATTCAAACTCATTGATCCAGAGCAGATCGTCCGGGAGGGTAATGGTATCCAGTATCATCAGACCGTCCTCATGCCTGCATTTTTCAGGGCTTCCAGCAGTTTAATTTCATCCGTTGAATCAATGCCGACATTGACCGCACCGCCGGGGTATTCGAGCCGGATAATTTTTTGTGGAGCCGGTTGTGTGGTTCGGGTGGTTGGTGCCGACGTACTCACCTGGCTCTCTCGGAGGATTTGGGCTTTTTCATTGTTGGCCTGCCGGATACGTTCGTTGTAAATCTGCTCACTGATCCGCAGGGCAGAAGTGATATTCTTGATCGCCTCCTGATCCCCTTTGGCGATAGCCTCGGCCTGCTGTGCCTTCAGATCGTCACGCTGCGTTTGATAACGCCGTTGCTCAATATCCGACTGCCTGCCCTGTAATTCATCCAGTTCATCTTGCAGGCTGTTGAGGGTATTACGGGAACTCTCCCCAAGGCTGGCCATGTTTTGCTCTGCCGAGCGAATAGCATTGTTGAGGCGGTCTAAATCCTGATTGTTCAGGAGGTTCATCGTATCAGCGGCTCGCTCACCCTGACGGATAAAGCTTCTCGCTGTAGAGCCGCCGAACTCATAACTCTCTAACAGTTCTTCGAGGGCGATCTTCTGCTCTAAATACTGACTTTTGACATAGGCAGCATTTTTCGCAGTTTCATTCATCCAACTACTTATGCCGGTGACATCGAAGGTATAGGAGTGCTGTAGCTTGTTGAGTTCTTCTCTGGTTTCTTCGAGCTGACTTTTTAGTTCGGCAATGCTGTTGATCGCCTGCTCGGTGTTGACGTTACCAACGCCGTTCATGGCCACAAAGGCATCGTGCGCCGCACCACTCATGCCCTGTAGTTCTGCTGTCAGAGTGTTGTAATGACCAGCCATGACTCCGGCAATGGATGCGGTGTCTTCAAGAGCTGCTGTTTTTTGCTCACCAGCCTCGGTGACTTTATCAATACTCTGGCTTGTGCCTTCCGCCTCCTTTTTCAATTGCGCCAGCTTCTGGCGACTGGCTTCCAGTGCCTGGGTGTATTCTTCCTGAGAGAGTGTTCCAACAGAAAAGGCTTCGGCCAGTGCCACACCAAGGCTGGCTAATTCGGTGCGGGTTTCAGCCGCGTTGATCTGGCTGATGGCATCGGCTACATCGGTATACGCCGCTTTGGTGGTTGCTGCTGCCTGCTTTGCGGTTTGGCCAGTCTGCTCAACGTCTGCCCGGTAACGCTCCTGTTCTTCTCGTACCTGATCCCAGGTCACCTTGCTTTCACGACGAATGCCTTTTTGTGTCTGTTCATGCTGTTTCGAGAGGGCTTCGTAAATGCCCACCAATGCGTCTTTGGCGGCATTGGAATCTTCACCGGTTTGTTTGGCAAACTCTTTACCAAGAGAACGCAGGTACTCCGTGGTTGCCTGCATCTCTTTGGCAATGGAGTCAGCACCTACGACCTCTGCCAGCTTGCCCCAGCCGAAGATGATTTCTCCAATGGTATAGAGAAAAGCCGTAGCAAAGCCTTTCACCGCCAACGTGAAACTGTTGAAAAAGAAAGTGACGGTATTGCCAGTTACCGTGAAGGTGGTTTTCAGCTTATCCATCACCGTAGTGATGGTGGCAAAGCTGGTTTCTACCTTTGAAACAAACCCGTCAAAAGAAAGGCCAGACAGCGCCGATTGAATGGCCTCGCCCATGGCAATAAAGGCATCGCTGATTTTTTTCGCCAGAGCCTGCAAGCGACCGTCCTGATTCATCGCCTCTATTTTCAGGGCGATGGAACCCAGCAGGTTCTTGGTGTATTCCAGGGCACCACTGTCGGCAATTTCAGCCAGGAACTGCTGCCAGCTGTCTTTCAGGTTGCTGACATAACCAGACAGCAAGCTCATATTCTTGGCTGCTGCCCCTTCAGCACTTTTGCCTATTTCGGCAATCAGCAAGGCGATGGTATCCCGTCCCAACTTCCCATAAGACGACAGTTTCTGTAACTCCTGCACGTTTTTGCCCGTGGCCTTTTCCAGCAGTTCCCACACCGGAACGCCACGCTCTACCAGCTGTAGAATCTCCTCTCCCTGAAGTTTCTGTTTTGCCCAGGCCTGACCGACAGCCAGCGTGATGCCATTCAACCGCTCCATACCACCGCCCAGCTTGGAAGCCTGATCGACAATGGCCTGCATAGAACCATTCATGGGATCGAGACCAAAAGCTTTCAGCCGGACAAACGCTTCAGAGACTTCTTCCAACTGGAATGGCGTGTTGCGGGTAAAGTCCTTAATCCAGGCCAGCGCCCGTTCACCTTCCACCATGGAGCCCATAATGGCTTCCAGCTGAACGCTCAGGCGCTCAAACTTATCGCCAGTGGTCAGAATGGACTCAATGCCACGCTTGATGGTGTACAGGCCTGCCCCTGCTGCGATCAAGCCAGCGAACCGTCTGGTTAGACGACTAATACCCGATGATGCCTGCTGGGCATCCTTCGTGATGCTCTTTAACCCAGAGCGTCTGAAACTCTTTGAGGCTTCTTTGACCCGAGTATTGGCTTTCTGGAAAGCCGCTGACGTTTCCCGAATTTCCTGGGCAACCCGCTCCTGTTGTTGCGCCAGCTGGCGATTGGAAAGTCCCGTCTGCCCCAGACTTTTGCGCAACTCAGCCAGTTTCTGTCGCTGCGCATGGTAAGACTGGTTAGCTGACACCACCGCTTTACGGGCAGACTCCAGCCTGCGCTGTAGAGTCTTTGTGGGTTTCTCTGCCTGCTGATATTCCCGGGCCAACCGTTCAACCTTCGTCTCAGCTTCGCGAAAAGCCCGGACAGCCTCACGCACAGCAGACGTCTGTTTTTGGAAAGACGACAGCAATCTTTGTTGCTGCTCCAGTTCGGTGAGTTGGCTCTTGAGGGATTGGGCTGAACTACGCAGGGAGTCCAGGGAGGCGGCAGACTGCTTAACCGGACGTGACAGGGTATCCCGCGCTTTCAGCACCAACCGAAGCGCGGTTTCTTTGATGGAGGACATAGGAAGCTCAGCGGGTTATTGGGCCAGATCCAGCTGCATAAACGGACTCAGGCCCTGACCGGTAATGGTAGGATCGGACAACACATCCAGCTGCAAGGGAATGTTGGCAAAGTCATCGGAGATAAAGCCTAGGTTTTGTACCGGTGAGAACTTGACCCGATGCACCCGGATATTAAACGGCAGCCCTTCCTGGGCATCGTTCAGGCCTTCCATAAAGAGCACAAACTCCCGACCGGACTCCACCAGTGCCTGAACCATATTGGCAGGTAGTGGTGTATAGCTGACCTTAATCCCCAGATGATCAATACCACCGCCATCAATAACCTTGATGCCAGACTGAGTCAGTTCATAATCATCACCAGCAACGAGCGTAGTATCCAGGCTGTCTTTGACCGTGATGGACTGATTAAGGTCCGGTAGCCGTTTAAACGGAATCAGTTCATCCGCTACGCCATGGCTAACCAATGGCTCATCGGTAATCGCAGTAGTGCTTGCCTGGTTGACCGTCCCCCGCAACGCCAGAGAAATATTACTCGCCGTAAAGTCATGAGCCACCACACTGGCGGTAATGCCCGACACCCGACTGATCACATTACGGTTACCTCCGCCACCCAGGTAGTTTTTCAGCTCCTTGCGATCCTCTTCAAAACTGAAGGTAAACTCGCTGACATTGCCAATCGGCAACAAGGGTGCCGACAGGTCATAGGGCTGGATATGAATACTGCCTGCGCCAATAAAACTACGGTCTGTTTGTGACATAATGGATCTCCTATCCTATAGGTTCGGGTGATCAAATTGCGGGAGTGAAATGAATGGCCGAGTCATTCTTCGAACAACAAAATGTGCTCGGACTTACCCTGGAAGTCTGCTGCAAGGATCCTGTCACCGGCTTTTTTCGTGACGGCTTCTGCCATACCCATCCTGATGACAAGGGAGGTCATACGGTCTGTGCACAATTGACCGATGAGTTTCTGCAATACTCTCTATCGCAGGGCAATGACCTGATCACGCCACGGGAAGCATGGGGCTTTCCGGGACTCAAGGCCGGAGACCGGTGGTGTCTGTGCGCTACCCGATGGAAAGAAGCGTTTGAAAACGGGGTAGCACCTCCGGTTTATATCCGGGCCACTCACATCAATACGTTGAAGGTCATTGAGCTGACTGTATTGAAGCAGTTCGCCATTGATCTCAGCTAAACGATGACTTCAATGCCCAGCTGAACATCGGCAAAAGACAGGTGGCCATGATTGGGAGCGATATCAAACTGAACTTCAGAGAAGCTGACCTTCCGGGCCTCAGGACAGAGTCGACCACCTGCAACCAGAAGATCACGCATCGTATTCACCAACGCTATCAGCTCAAATGTCGTGTTTTGATGGGTTCTCATGACCGCGCTGAGGTTTACGGTCATCAATGCTTTTATTCGCTCACCCTGCCGCCCCTGCTCCTGGATGGATTCCAGCTGAATAAGAAAAGCGGGCTGGCTCAGATCATCCGCAAGCCCTGTTGCGGAATACCCCAACAGAACAGTCTGTTGAGATGCCTTCAGGCGATCAACAAGGGACTGGATGATCTTCTGTTCAGGGTAATCTGCTGTTACTCTCTGATCTTGATTCATAAGCGTTGAAGTAAGGAAGTTCAGTTGAATCAATCAATAATGAATGAAGAAATGGCAGCCCCTGCGCGAACAGCCATTCTGTTCGATGCCGAAAATATTTCCTGGCAACTGGCTGAGCAGGCCATCGAGTTATCCACCCGTTTTGGCAAACCCATACTCAGGGCGTACGCAGACTTTTCCAAAGCACATACCAAGGGCTGGGAGAAACCGGCATTAATACATGGGATTCGTACCATTCATCAGTTCAGCTATGACAGTAAAAACAGCAGCAGTGACTTTTTAATGATGCACGATGCATTCAAGCTGGTGCATAGTGGCAAGATTGATACCTTTGTGATCGTCACCAATGACAGTGATTTCATCACACCGATTCAACTATTACGCCAATCTGGGGCCTACGTTCATGGCATTGGCATCCATGGTAAATGCGCAAGCTTATTAAAAGAGTCCTGTAACACATTTGATCTGATGATTGAGAAAAGCGAGCCTTTAGAGGTCATCATTGCTGAAACGACAAAACCAGCCAGCCCCAAGCCAAAACCGACACCTAACACTCCATCACCGACCATCTCCAAAAAAATCATCAAGCAACTTAACCATGCTTATCAAGTTACAGAAAAATCGAAAAAAGGCTGGGTAGAGGTATCCATACTGAGCCAGAAAGCCGCCATTCAAAAGAGTCCTTATAAAAAGTTCTCTTCTCTGCTCAAGCATTCAGGATGCTTTGAACTCAGAGACAACAATAAAAAAGCCAAGCTTATTACTGCCTGACGTTCAGTTCGTAATTCAGCTCCTGCTCCATCAACGTAGTGAACCGGTCGAGTAAAACCGGTTCCAGCTGTTGTAATACCGTACTGGCTGTGTTCCAGATAGGTACTTCTTTCTTTTCCAGTGGCAATCCCATCCACATCATACGACCCGATTTTTTGGAACGCTGGAATTTATGCTGCCAGGTGTCTTTCCGCTCAAACACCATGGAGTGAGTGGCGTTGACGGGGCGCATCAAAAAGGCACCCTCCCAAAAACGACGGCCGGTTCGGACACCGCTTCTGGTCTGGATGGGATTGCCCAGATAATGCGCCGGTATATCCAAAGCCCCTATCCAGATGATCAGGCTGTAATTCTGCCCTGCCCGATCGCCAGGCTGATACAGGGATACTCTCACCCGCCCCAAAGACTTCAACACCTTTTGGGTGATGCTCTGGCGTCTGGCCAACTCACGCACTATACGTCGTTCGGCAAACCGGGAGAGCTTGCGTAGTGATCGAACAATCGCTTTGCTGACTTTCTCAGGCGCATGATCAAACTGCTCAATGAGTTCATCAACGGTGCTGTCCAGATCCAAATCAAGCTTCATGGAGCCCCCACCAGGTCAGTTGACCATCGTCTTTCAGTTTCCGGTCAACCGTCCATTGCTGATCTGCGGACTGGACTTCATCGCCACGCTGCAATTTGAGGCTCGCTGGCAACGTAATGGACGTGACCGTTTGCAAAACCGCTTCATACTGACCGGCAGGCACCAGCGCTTTGGAGATGATGCCCCGGGTTTCTGAGAAAAGAGAGGCTCCCCGAAAGACCATCACCGGCTGACCAAAGGTAGCCAGCACCTGCCGGTTCAGTTCACTCAGTTCATCTTGCATTGAATCACCGCCCGGGGCTTCAGGCAGATCGGTAGCGGGTTGGACTGAGTGTGCAGCTGGACGCCTTTGTCGAAGTCGAGGATTTTCTGTTTGGCGTACCTCGGCAAGCCGATGGTGTTCACCGTTTCGATAAAGTCTGCCGGTGCAAACCAGGTGCGGAAGATACCGGTGCCCTCCGGAATCACATACGCCTCATCAGCCTTGATGAAGGGAATATTGCCCACCTGCCCCCGATACTCTTCCCAGTCAATGTCACCGAAGCGGAACCCGGATTTGGGATCATTGCGCAGCAAGGCACTGTCCTGGTAACGTTGATAGGCATCTTTGACATAGTCGTGTCCAACTAAGGCATCATAAAAGTCCGCACCGCAGAATGCCCTCAGCCCTGAATAGGGTTGAGCACCCAGAGCCTGATCCACTTTCCGGCGCAGCTTCACACACTGAATGCGCACGTCAGTGGCTGCATCACTGAACTTGAAGGTATGCGTCTGTTGGCTGACACCAAACTCCTGAAACAGGTCATAAATCACGGATGAGCCATCAGAATCTAGAATCTGACCTTTGATGGCTCCCAGCCGCAAATGCTCCAGGGTCACCTCATGGTTAGCATTCATCTCTGATAGCCGCTGATTGACTACCGTCCTCACCCCTTCCAGAGAACTCTCAGAGCCAAAGGCCCGAACATTCCGTACTTCATCCGCCACAATGGTGGAGTCGTAAGGGATATGAGGAATGACAAAACTGCGTACCTTCCGCTTACCACCCTTGGCTTGAGGTGCTGGCGCTCCCCGCTCTGAGGTAGGCAACAGGATCAACTCACCGTTACGGGACTCCACCATGGCGGTGGTGGTATTGATGCCGCTTTCGGTAAACAGACCGAGCTCACCAATGCGCCCAGGTTTGTAGGGCAGATCGTTTAACGTGGCCGTCAGGCTGGTCAGACTGAAGGCATCGTCATTAAAAATATCCAGCAGGCTCATGCGCGCTCTCCCTGTCGTAAAATAATATCCAGTGAAGCCAGCTCTTCGGTGGCTGTGACTTGTTGCTCTGCAGTGATGCCATCCGGCCAGACCAACAGGTCCTGATGTACCTCTGCCAGTCGGGCGATGATGACCGCTTCACCACCGGTTGCATCGGTAGTGACATGATCCCAGAGCACTCCGGAGGCCATCTGCAATCCAGTGTCTGCCGCCGGATCCAGTGGTCCATAGACTGCGGTGGCCGTGTTTTTGCCCAACACAGTGCCGGGCAGCAGTGTCAGATTCGCCGCCAGTTCAACCTTCTCCCGGCTGATGCTGTTGTTTCCTTCGGACACGATGAATTCGCCAGCGTGCACCGGCTCTGTCATGACAGGCATGGTTTCAGTTCCTTTGAGATTAGGGGGTGAGGTTTTAGGCTACGACCTGATTTCGCTTCTGATATACCGCCCGGGTATCAACCAACGGCTTGATGGTCTGACTCTGCTGGTTGGGTGTGAGGGAGTTATCCTGTGGTTCATCCTCTTTAGTCAGTAAATCAAACAATTCGGTTCTGACCTGCTCTGCCGATTTGCCTGACTGGATGAAGCCAGCGGCACGATCCGTGTTCTGGGCAGCAGCACACAGAGATTTAATGGTTTCACACTCGGTAAGACGGCGTTGAACGTCTTCGATCCCCTTATGATTGCGGATAAAACCTTCCGCCATTTCCGGATAACCGGCTTTATTACACAATGACATCACCGCCAATGCATGAACCGACGTATTTTCATCTTCCGGCTCAGAAGGTGGAATGAACGGAGGAAGTAATGGCTTAGGCACATGGTTAAAAGCACTGAGATCAAAGTGCGCTGCCAGCTGCACCGCTTCTTCCACCACATCCACCAGACCATGCCCTTCCGCTTCACTGGCCGTAAACCAGGTTTCCTCATTCATCAGGTTGATGATTTCACTGACCTGCAGCCCACAGTTGGCAGCGTACGTCTGGGCAATCACCTCCGTGGTTTTGTCCAGCATATCCGCCACTTTGCGCAGTTCTTCGGCATCACCGCCGACCCAGCCAAACGGGTTATGAATCATCATCAGGGCATTGGCTGCCATATGGATGGTGTCCCCTGCCATGGCAATGACGCTGGCAATGCTGGCGGCCAGCCCTTCAATCCTTACATGGATATGTGCCTTGTGGTGACGCAGGGCGTTGTAGATGGCAATGCCATCAAACACGGAACCACCGGGGCTGTTGATGCGAACCGTGATTTCACTGGTATCCAGATCCTTCAGGTCATGAACCAGTTGTCGTGCTGAGAGACCCGCCCAGTCGCCGATCACATCATAAATCAGCAACTCCGAAGGCTGATCAATCTGATTCTTCAAGGTATACCATGGCTTATTATTCAGGGGTTTCTTACTCATCCTTGTTTTCGTCCTTGTCAGTAGTGGAAGGATCCTTCGATGACTGCCTGCCATCGCTCTCATACTGCAGATTCAATTCATCCGCCCGCCGATTGTCGGCAGCGATTTCGTCATCAATCTGTTCACTGTCATACCCCTGTTCAGACACCACCTCAGAGCGGGACTTGAAGCCACTGCGTACAGCCAGGTTCTGGGCCTGCATATCCTGAACCGGATGCATGTAGGGCCAGCCCTGGGGAATCCATTTCACCCGGCGATAGTCCGCTTTGTTGTTATGGAAACGTGGAGCATGGATAGCCCCGCTGAGTACGGCCATCTCCAACCAGCGATTCCAGATCGGTCGACAGAACTGGAACACCAATTGATTGTGCTGAATTTGCTGAATACGTCGGCGGAACTCATTCAGAACTACCCGTAATGCCCGGTCACTGACGCCTTTCATATCGCCGGAGAGGATTTCGTATGGCAGCCCAATACCAGCTGCAACGGCCATTAATTGCTGACGGATAAAATCGGGATAATTGCTGGCGGCTCCCGGAGGTGTATTGAAGGTGATCTCCTCCCCCGGCGAGAGTTCCTGCATCGTGCCAGGCTCCATTGCCACCATGGGCACACCTTGCAGATCATAAACAATAGGCCGACCGGTTAATGGATCCACCTTTTCACCATCCGGAGCGGGCT